TTCGCCATCATATCCGTGTAGTGGCTTGCTTCGCTTGCGTCTGCTCCGAACGCTTTCAAGGTGTTGCCAAGCCCACCTGTGACCATTGACAAGTCCGATGCCGTACCTGCTGCAAGGTTCATTGCAGGCGAAATCATATCCGCCGCTTGCGCTGCATCAAAGCCTTGCCTAGCAAAGTTTAGTGATGCATCTGCTGCATCCTGCATTCCAAAAGTTGAATTTGATGCAGCAGTTTTTATAGCATTTTCCAACAGTTCCGCTTCTTCTGCGGTACTTCCCATGGTTTCTCCAACAAGCCTAAGCGTCTTGTCTACCTCTCCGAAGCTTTTAAAACTTGCAGCACCAACAGCGGCAAGGGGCAATGTAACGCCTGTGGTAATCTTTGTACCAAGATTGCTTATACTCTGCCCTGCTTTTTCGACTCCCTTCCACGCTCTCGATGCGGCCGCTGTGCCACTTGTGAGCGTGCCGATTGTTGAATTAAAACTGCTTGTAAAGTTGTCTAAGAACCGAAATTCTACATCTACCTGCCTAGCCATCGTGCTCGCTCCTTTCCTTTGCTTCTTCTACCTCCTTTCTGATAAAGTGCCGTATAAGCACCTTGTCAGAAAAAGGCGCATCAAAAAAGACTGACGGGCTCCAATTATGATTTACAAATAAATAATACATCGCTTGGAAATCCGCATCAGTCTCTATCAGTTTTTTATGTCTTCGTATTCGATGCCTTCATCAGCATCATTCTTGCCAAATCCCGACAGTGCTCCGATTTTTTCCGAAATCTTTACAAGTTCACCGCCCGGAAAAAGGATTTTAGCAAGGTCTTTCGGCGTTACTGCCTTGTAATACTCAATCAGTTCTTTGTCTTTAAGATTAGGCTCGATGCAACCTGTAACAACCACCATGGCATGTGCATCATATACTTTACTTGTATCAATGCTGCCGTTCTTTCCTGTAGCACTTGAAACAAGCTCTGTATACAGTGTACCTGATAAAGCTTTTACCGTAATTTCTATGTTCTCATTTGCTACTTCTGATAGGTGCTTTGCTTTAATTTTCTCTGTAGGTATCTCTAAAAGCTTATCCCTGTCAAGCTTCATTAATTTTTCCATCAAAGATGCCATAATTTACTCCTCCTATGCGTTTATGTAGTCAAGAAAATCCCAGTCCTCAAAAGTGAAGCTGTAAGACTCCTCTGTATTTTTCTGTACTTCCCAATCCATCAAGATTGCTTTATCAAATTTACAATGATAAAAAACCACTCTTTCAACTCCTAAGCTATCCGGATCTGCAAGCTTTGCGATAATCTTAAAGTCAGGAGTCTGCCCCTTTTTAATCTTGTCTGATATAGACTTTGAAATGTTTGACCTTACATGATGAAGCTTAACACTTCCCTTGCCTTCAAGCTTGGTCATTTTCTTGCCTGCCGTCAGGCTTCTGACCATAGATATATCCGAGTAAGATATGCTTACTTCACCTTTACAAGACATAACCTCGCCGATATACTCATCGTCAACCCACAACTCCCCCCAAGTGCCATTTATGACCTGATTAGATACAAATTTCTTCATACGCACCTCCTTATACTGAAATCTTTAAAGATACATCTTCGATAGCATCAACTAAGGACACAACCGCCTTAAGGAACACTTGTGAACCTGTGTTCGCTCTTTTAACTTCCTCATCCGTGCAGTCGTCAATGCCCTTTTCGCTTCCGTCTTCAAGTACGACCTTTTTGCCCTGAGCCTTAAGCCACTGCTTTTGAGCGTCTACATCAATCTGACACTGACCTACATCAAGCAACCCATCATTCGCAAGACTTGTAAAGTATGTATTGATAGCTGTGATTAAAAGACACTTATTGTCATAAGTGTTTGAAAACTTACCAATATAAGAGTCTGCTATAACCTTCCTGATATCATCTTCCATCATGTCCATAGTCTCAACGAGCTTGATTTTCTTGAAACTTTCCCCTTTATTTTCCGTAGTTGTAAGTGATGTTACGGCTCTGTTAAGTTTTACTTTTTCACCGTCCCATATTGCTATTAACTTTCCCCCTCCGACTGCTTCATCCTGCTCCGTCTTTGTAAGCCTGCTTACATCTACGAAGTCTCTTAATGATGCGTATGTACCTGATACATTCAAACCTGTGCCGGCTAAAAGTCCTGCAATTCTTGCAGTTCCCTGTTCCGGTGTAAGTACCTTATCTTTTGTTCTATATAGTGTAGAACACCAGTTTATAATCCCTTCGTTATCTCCCGCCGTTTCAGGTAGAATAACTTTTATAAGTTTGTGTTCGCCTCTTTGTTTTTTTACCCAAGTTGCCACATCTTGAACTTTACTATCTGTTTTAACAGACGGAATTGCCATGTATGTGAATTTCTCACCCTCAAAATACTGCATCATATCCTTATATGCTTTGCTCATATCCTCAGCAGTAGGCATTACATAAACAAGTATGTATTTTGGAGAATATGAATAACCTACAAGCACATCTTTTATATACTGTTCATTCTCTTCACTAAGCACACCTGCTGGTATATCGCTGATGCTTATAACCTTAAAAGTCTGCTGCCTTGCACCTTTTAGAATAAGTGCAACAATACCACGTTCACCTCTTGAGATAGCTGTCGCACCTCTCTCTGCAAAGGCTATAGTGATGCTGGGTGATGTTAATTTGCTCATCTATCTTCTTCCTTTCTTTCTACTTTCAAATGAATATCTTCTATCAGTTCGCCGTCGTGATACTCTGTGCTTTCGTACCAGTCCAGTTTAAAGGACATCTGAGGAATATTGCCATGGTCTTCGATATATTCATGTGTGTACTCTGTGACCAGTAGTCGCCTATCTTTGATAACTAAAACCATTCCCAAACTATCGAATATATTTTCGATAACCTCAAGCGCTTCCGTCTGCTTAGCTACCTTTTGCACAAAAGTAATCTTGACCGAACACGATTTATGCATCATGTTCCGACTTTCTCTATCTGTGCCAAACGGTACAACTTCAACAAAAAAATACGGTGGCACTGCATTATCGACAGTATCGTTCCCGTATCTTTTTATACCTGGATATTCTTTTTTTAAAATTAAATTTACTTCTTTGATAATATCGGCATATGTAATCATGAAAGCCCCCTATCTGCAAGAGCTTTGTTTATAGCCGACTGCATCATATCCGGATATTTGCTTTCATACTCTTCTCTTGTTTTTTCCGCATAGTGCTTACCTTGAACAAAACCGCCTGTATCCACTCCGTTTATAAACTTCCTGTGTCCATTTTCTACAAGGTGGAAATGGGGGGCTTTATTCGTAACCTCAACGCTTGCAATCATTCCGGTAGAACTGTAATTTTTCTTAGTTTTCCACCTTTTAAGACCTTTGCTTCCGTCTTTATAACTTGATGGCATCTTTGCATTACAATCCTTTGTCCAGTCTTTTGCTGTTTTTATGACCGCTTTGTTAACATCGTCAGGTACCCTTGATACCATGCTTTGCATATCTTCAAGCAGTCCATCAAGTCCTATAAAATGTACCGATTCCATTATGCCCTCCTTTCTTCGTGGTCTTTATTTTCAGTGCACATAAGCTCTAAGTAGTAACTTGCCTCTAGGGGATTGACAATATAATTTATAAGAAACTGCCTGCCTTGGTACTCAATAACATCTTTTTCAGTTACATCTGTATTTCTGATTGTAATTTTGTATACAAGCTTGCTTGTTGTCTTATAATGCTCTAATTGTTCATTTCCTCTGAGTGGTCTTATTTCTGCCCAAACTCTTTTATGCACTGACAAAGTGCTCACGATGTTTGCGAGCTCGTTCTCAGTTTCTATATATCTAAGTATATTGACCTTTTTGTTAAGCCTTCCAGGATTTATACCTTTCATGTATCCCCCTTGATAGCTTTTTTCATTTGCAGTTGCAAGATTATACTCCTGAAAGTGTATTCTATTGCCTTTTTTTGCTGTATATCCGACTGCATTAACTCTCTATTGTCATACATGTTCTGCACTATCGCACAAAAAAGAAGATTTGCCGTCTTATCCGTTTCATCGTATTCGCCTACAGCGGACACGATGTATTCTTTTGATGCTTCCATCATAGTTCTTATGATATTGTCGTCATCATCTCCGTCTACTCTTAAGTAGTCTTTTACTTCCTCAATCGTCATAGGCTAATACCTTTCAAAAAAGCCCCTGCAGACGCAAGGGCTAAAACATTACTAAGGTGTTACAGTGATATATCCGTTTACAAATGCGTCGGAATCCTTGACCTTGCAGTCAAACCTTTCTATACCTCTAAACAAAGTTAAATCCTGCTCAAAAGCATTAAGTGTTCCGACTGCTGCAACATTTGAAGTCATGATATTGAGCTTCTGTCTGTCAAAAATCTTTATAGCTTCCTTAAGGTCTCCAATTGTAAAAGGTACCTTATTAGTCTTTGTACTAAGTATTGCATTTGGTACTACTTTTACAGGTATCTTTCTTGCACCTACTGCAAGTACCATCTGCATAGGTTCCTGCACATCCGGAGTAAGTAAATATCTGCCGTTTTTATCTACTAAGGTATCAAGGTACTGTAATCCGTCATCATTAGTTACGATTATAGTGCTTCCGGAGAAAGCAGCACCTAGAGTTACATTGATTGCCTTTTTAATACCGTCTAAATTTTTAAGGTCAGTTTCCGCCTTTGTAGCAATAGCCATAAGGATTTGAGCATTCTTTGTAGCAACATCTTCCTCACCAAGCCACTTTACAAGGGTCTTGGTAATATTCGCATCAGAGTCTGCCAATAGTTCATTTGTAACCGGCATATATCCTGCGTACTTTTTAATTTCGTATGCAAGTACCTCAAATTGTGGTGTTTCAGCTGCCTGTATCTTTCCAGACTCCGCTACAGCCTTAAACCCTGTTACTTGTGCTTTCTTCTGATATGTTCTTCTTCCTGAATTTGTAGATACAGGCTCCACATCAACCAAGGTTTCAAGAGAAAACATTGCCTTTTTATATTGATTAATCTTTGTCTTAATGTCTTCGGGTACTGTATAACCGCCGTCAGCTTTTGTGCCCTCTGTCATTGTATTAGTATAAAAGCCGTGTCTTGCTGCCTCAGCAAAATCGTGTACAGCGTCAACAACATTGCCCGCTGGCTTTTTATCCTCAAGCTTTGCTGTGCCGTTCTGCTCATCTTCCACCATATCCTTAAGTATATTGTACTGCTCCTGAAACATTACAAGCTCCTCTTTTGCTGTCTTCGCTTCCTCTATCTTTCCCTGCTCTACAAGGTTCTTTACTTCAAGCTTCTTCGCATTGATTTGATTAAGTAACTCCTGTAAATTCATATTATTTACCCCTTTCATGCCCCGAATGTATCAAGGTCTTTTAACAAATTATTTTTTTCTTCTTCAATATCAGCCTTTTTGGCTGTATACTGCTGTATCATTTCATCAGTAATCTTCAGATTGCCCATGTTGTTTGTGATTACTGACTGTCCGGATTGGCTTATAGCATCTATAAATCCCATTTCCACCGCCTTATCGGCTGTTATCCATGTTTCAGCATCCATCATCTGAATGATTTCGTCTTTTGACTTGCCCGTCTTTTCGACATAAGCACTTGCTAAAGCTTCATCCCACGCTTTTAATGTCTCAGCCTGCTTGCTAAGTCGTGCGTGATTTCCACCTGTATGACTGATTGACACATCATGTATCATAATCATGCCGACGGGTGATATTGTGCTTTTGCCTGCCATAGCGATTACAGATGCAGCAGATGCCGCCAAGCCTTCAACTTCAATATCTACATCATTGCGATTTCTCAAAGTCGAATAAATCTCCTGACCTGCAAGCACATCGCCACCACCTGAATTTATTTTGACCTGCAATCTGTCACCTTTTGGCATTTCTTCAATCGCATTAATTACATCCTGCGGAGTCGTACAGTCATAGCCGAACCATTCATAAATTTCTTTCATATCATTGCTGACTATGTCGCCTTTAATCTTAAGTATCATCTTCTTTACCCTCCTTTCCTATATTGTATGCAGCTCCTACATTTGTAAGCGGTACATAATTTCCGTTTACGATAAGCACATCACCACCATCTTTAGAGGGTAAGTCTAAAAGATGCCTGCCCTCATTCGGCGTATATATGCCGTTTTGTACTGCCGAGGTTATAGACTGCATTTGTGTCTCCATATTTGCCCTTAAAAGGACTTTTTCATTGAATTTGTATACAAATCCTTTTGCTCTCTGTTCATCAGTCAAACACTTGTAATTGATTTCCTGCTCATACTGATTGAGCCTGTACATCATTGTGTCCACTAAAAAACTTAGCTGTTGCGATTCTGAATTTGAGTAACTCGACTTTTCATAGTCATTTATCTGATTAGGCTTAACTCCGAAAGCCGCTGCAATTTGTAAAGCACTGTACTTCTTTAATTCCATATACTGAGCATCTGCTAATGTGTAAGTTAGTGGCTCCAACTTCATGCCTAAAGGCAACGCCACCACCTTACCTGCATTCTTTGCGCCTGTTAGCAGATCATTATACTTTTGCTGTAATTGACTTCTCAGTTTTTCATCTAAATCTCCCGTATACTGCAAGACACTTGATGCAGTCAATCCGCTTTTGTACAGTTTTTCAAGATATTTCTGTGAGTATCCGGCACCGTCAATAGTACTCTTCAGGATATCCCTGACAGATATGCCCATCACGCCATCCCACGACAGCCAATTTTTTATATGCAAGATATCTTCCTGCCTAAAAACAGCGTTTTCGCCATTCTGCGGGTTTGTGAATTTGTAGTACAGTCTGCCACGGTCTCCAAAAACGCCCACATCGTCCATGTATACAGTCACGCAATCGGATTTCATTATCCAGTAAGCTGTCTTTTTTATCTCGCCTTTTTTCAGTCCGCCTTTGTAATCTCTTTGGATCCACGCATACGCATTACCGTAATGCTGACAATTTGCTTCCATAGTTGACCAAAATGTTGACGGAGTCATGACCGAATTAGGTCTATAAAGCAATATATCTGCTGTCGGTGCTCTTACTCTGCCACCTGACTCGTCTTCCTGATAAAGCTTCAAGGGCATTTTGCCCATCGTCTCAGATAGCACCTTTAAGCAAGTAAAATATGTTGTCTCTGCCAAGGCTTTTGGCTTATCCGTATCAATGCCAAGCCATTGCAGGAGTCTTTCACTTGCAGTATCCGTTGATTCAGGAGTGAAAAAGTTTTTTAATCTACTTAAAAATCTCATTTATGCACCTGTTTCCATTCCTTTCAAAAATTTTTCCACATAATTGTTATATGATTCCAATTCAAAATCATGATATAAAGCCAATTTAAACGCTCCCAAAGTCGCATCAACCGGGTCAATTCGCTTTGCGGTTGCATCCTTATCTATCTTTATCAAGCCATTATTTATCCTTACAACCGCATTTGACATCGCATAATTAAAAAGCGGGTTATGTAAGTAAAGTACATTGCCCGAATAAACCTGCTCCCTAAAGCCTTGAGTAGACTCGTTCAAGCTTTTATGACTTTGATACACTTCCTCAACTGTGTAGCCTTCATCCGATAAGTCCATCATTAGTTTTGAGGCATTCGCAGGGTCGAAACATAAGCACTGAATATCTAACTGATGTTTTTCGCATTCATCAAGGACATACCGCATCACAGTCGCTTGGTCGACAATCGGAGTATTTGTAAGTGTCAAGTAGCCTAAACGCTCCCAAGCATCATATGGCACCTTGTCCTTTATGATGTGTTCTCTTAGTTTGTCCACTGTCGGGATAAAGCTATGTGTCCATACAGCATAGTTGATTATCTTCTTACTACCGCTGTCCAATTTATCGGTCTGATAAGGCACTACAAATGCCACCGATGTAAGGTCGATTTTTGAGGACATATCAAAACCTACATATACAGGTCGTCCTTTAAGGTCAATAGGGAACTTTTTAACCTCACAAGCTTTCCACTTTTTCATGTCCATATAGCCGTTATTTGCTGCTGATACCCAAATATTCAAAACTTTAGTCATGAAAGCAATCATTTTTTCAGGTATTTGTTTAGCTATCTCGTAATCTTCAGCTATCTTTTTGATGCCCTCATCATAAAAAGCTCTTATCGGGTTAGC